AGTCCGGGTTCCATTTGTGTCCGTCGCACAGAAAGGCGCACAAGTCAACTAATGCGTCCATCTGAGCCTCGGGCACATCCTCACCCAAACCATCATTAATAATTGATACCCCAATGAAGCGGGAGTTGGCACTAATCTTTCCTGGTTTCAATGCGTTACCCAAAACAGGAAGGTTTTTCTGGGTACGAGTCAACACCGATTGGAGTCCTCGACCTGCGTGATTAGCTTTAATGTTGCTTGCAGTCAACTTGACAATGGCACCATCACGTTTTATGAGGTAGTTGTATAAAGGTCCAGGTACCTTGTTGACGCCACGAATACATAGGGCGACCACGTTGTCAGGGTCTGCGATGCGGTTGGAGGCTGTGTGGTGTACGACTATGCCGAATGGTTTGAGTGGCCGACCGGTAGTGATTTTGCCGGGGGCATCGACAATGTTCATTAGCTTTCGCGTGGGGCAGGAAGATTAGCTTCGTAATCCCATTCGACTTGCACCCATTCTTGGATGTCTTCAGCCCAAATCCATTCCTTGCCCTCATCAGAATCTTCACTTGGTTTGGCTTCGGGAGGAACCCAATCTAAATCATCATTCAAAACCCATGTAGGCCACGGCTTAGGCCACAAAAAAGCGCCATCAGGGTAACCTTCTGCTATCTCACGAAACTCACAGCCGGTACTTGCGTACTGTTTACGGTAACCAGTCTCTATTTCGGTGAGAAACCAGCGGCCACCTTGACCTAAATCTTGGGAAAGAAACTCTTCGCCTCGACCACGCTCACTACCGGGGACAACCAAGATTCGTAGAACGATGTTGTCGTCGTCAACTTCAGCGTAGTAACAATCTTCAGACATTTATTTATCACCCATCTGTTAGGTAACATATAACGGCTATTCCGCTGCCACCAACTGAGTTTGTGTTGTGATAGCCAGCGTTACCGCCAGCACCGCCGCCAGTGTTGGCTGTGCCACTGTTTCCGTAAGCACCGTTGGCATCTCCGGCCCCAGTCGAACCACCAGCGCCCTCCCCACTAGCTGCACCTGAACCACCACCGCCCCCTGCGCCGACAAGTGTTAAACCAAACGGAGCAGATTCCAAAGTAGGTGTAAGACCAACGCCACCGGTACCACCACCAGTGGAAGCACCGTCGTTAGTACCTGCTGCACCAGCCCCACCGCCCCCACCTGCCGCAGTTGAGTTGCTTGTTTGACCGGCACCGCCAGCATTACCCCAAGCGGTACCACCACCAGTAGCGACTTGGTTAGATGACCCTGCTGTGCCACCGCTGTTCCAGTAATCTTGACCCCTTCCACCGCCGCCGCCGCCGGAGCCACCGGAATATCCGCCTTCTCCGCCGGAACCGCCTTTGCCGCCCCCCGTGGCTTGGGCCATCCACTCGTAGCCGCTTCCAATTTTACTATTTACGCCGTTAGCGTTTGAGCTACTTGCCCCAATAATTACATTGAGATCTTCGTTGCCCGTATAATCTTTTGGTTGATTTTCTTTCTTACGTGCATGGATACCGCCGCCACCAGCGCCACCAGAAGCAATGTACCACCCATAGTTATAGTCGTATCGGCCAGTACCACCGCCACCGCCCCCAGCTACGGCAACCATCCAAAGAGTCCCCTCACCGGCAGTCATAGTAAACGTACCTGAAGCAGTAAAAGTATGGACCGTGTAGTCACCTGACGTTGTTACCGTGCCACCAGTTGCTTCAATAGGACCGCCGCCTCCGCCAGCGGCACCTAACAACGCAGCTTTTGCAGCCCCTAATGGCATTATGCCATCGCCAGCCCAGCAGCAAACCCGTACCAAACCGGAGAAACACCGCCATTGAAAGTAACAAACGTAAGAATATCTATACCCGTAGTAGCAGTAGTCGTCAATGTAGGAGCCGTACCTTCAGCCCACTTCACACTAGTAAACGTACCAGTACGACTACCCGTACCATCCTGAGTAAGAATGAGTGTCAACGAAGTACCAGCTTGAAGCCCAGAACCTGACGGCATTGTGAACGTACAGTTACCTGTCATCGTCCACGTTTGGACATTGCCATTAGTTTCAGCAAGTGTTTTAGCAGTAGCTGTATCACCACCAGCGTAAACAGTTTCGGCATAATCCTTATGCGTAACCGTTGACATAACCTGATCTGCACCAGTAACAGCACCCGAAAGAGTAGTACCAGCAAGAGTCGAACCAGTCAAAGTCTTCGACCACGTTGTCGTAGCGTCAACACCAGAACCACTCTTTTGCATCAAAGCATACTGATCGGCATCGGCAGCATTATTCGCTGCAATACCCAACTTTGCTTCCAAAGCAATAAGCGCAGTTGAATGCGCCCCATGCACCTGATCGTGCTCGTAACCAGAAGCATCTAAATCTGTAGTAGAAGCTGGTGTCGGCTGTTGCGCTGATGTATCTAACGAAGTTGGGTAATTAGATGAAGGCATTTATGTCTCCTACGGCTTCAAATCAAGAGTAAATATACCGGAAGGGTTCCATTGGATCTGGAACGTACCGGAAGTTGTACTGAAATTCCCATCGAAATCTATATACGCAATCAACGAATCATTACTCGCTGACGCATCGTTCGCTGTTTTGCTATATACGACTGCGGCTCGAACATCCGTCAACGTAGAAGCAGTCCACGAAACGTCGGCTGCGTCGAAAGTAATAACCGCAGAACCGTCACTAGTTTGAGTAACAGCAGTAGACGTAAGTGTTGCACCACCTGCGACATAACCACCTGTTGCCGGAAGTTCGCTGTCTATATCAGAGAATTTGGAATCAGTATCAAACTGAGGGGTCCACCCCGCAAGTTTAACTAACGCACAATTAAATGTGTCAGTGTCGAAATCGACAGTTGTACCGCTACCCGTCATTAAGGTTTTGAATGTGGCAGCGAAAAGCGAACTAGCCATTTGTAGTACTCGTTCCTGTAATCGGCTTTGGCCTGATGATTACGTCACCGTTTGGTTTTTGCATATGTTTTCTTTTTCTTTGCAGCGGCAGCAGCCTTTTTACCTTTAGCGGTATAAGGATACTTTTTTCCATTAACAACAGGCATAGGTTGAATGATAGCAGAGGAGTGTGGGAGGCCGGGGAAAGGGGGAAAACCCGACCCCCCACACACTCTTAGGTGCTAACTATTAGTTGGCACCAATACTGGAAGCTGATTCCACACGGATCATGCACTTCTCTCGGAAGATGCCGTATCCAACTAGGTGGTACCAACCAATTGGGTTGAACCGACGCAGAGTATCAGTCACAGGGCCAACAACAATAGTTGGATCTGGACCAAACCCTGGGGCACGAGAGAAGCCTTTTGCAAGAGCTTGTCGGCCACAGATAAGGGTTTGGTAAACATCGACTGTACTAGCACCACCGTCAGCGATTAAACCTGCACGAGGGTTCTCGATGTAGGTAATACCGTTGAAAGTACCAATCGAACCTACACGAATAGGTTCACCTTGCTGGTACAACTGGTACTGAATGACATCCGTTACCGCAGCATCACTACGAAGATCGTAGGAAACATCCGGGTGGATGATCGCCATGTAGTTACCGTTTTCCCAGCCGGGGGCTGAATCGGTACGCAACTGAGCGACGGCTCGTCTACCCAAGGTAGCGTCATAAAGGTCGGTAGCAGTAATAGCGCCACGGCTAGTGCCGGGGCCTGCGCCTATACCCGAATAGATAATTTGCGCCGCTACAACGCTGCCATTGGCAACATTAGACACAAGTTTATCAAGCGAGTTCGCCATGTTATAGCCAACAATGTTGGCTGCATCAGCATCAACATTCAGGAACGATGTTCCACGAATCTTGGCACTGGTGATAACCGCATTGCCGTACTCTAAAAGAGCTACGTCTACCTTGCTATCGCTAATTGCAACAGCGGTAACGTCAGCGTTTTCGGTTAATGCTGTTACTGCTTGGGCAATCTCGTCAATGAACGTGAACTGCACAGTCGCCGCATTATGGCTTTGAGCAGTCGAACGCACATCAGCGAGCATTTCGAATAGGGGTTGTGACCGGAGCGCAAAATACGAGATTTGGTCAAATGCCGTAGTTACCTGATTGGTAAGCGTACCAGTCGTTACTGTAGGTGCTGCCATTGAGAATCCTCATGGTTAGGACTCCCCGGCGTTATGAGTTAGACGCTAGCGTTCCACCCAAAACCTTGCGATTCCATTAAAGCCTTTAACTCAGCTTCATTCGTAGTAGCTTTAATGCGATCATCAAAATCAGGTGGGATTACCGGATCTCCGCCTTCGCCAGCAGTCTGGATACGGGCCTCAGCAAGCATTTCGCTGGTCCATTCGGGTTCACGATTCGGCTGGGCTGGCATCGGATTGTCT